GCTTTTATCCCCTGCGGAATTATCAGCCCTGCGGCTGTCTACCGGCGCTCTGCCGGAAGTTTATGATCGACCAGTATTTACCCTGATCTTACGTAGTATGTTCGGTGTCGTAATTGTTAGTTCTGGGAACTTCGACGCCGCTTCCCTACGTTTGTAATCCGAATAACCAACTTCTTGGCGTTCTTGGCTAAGTTCACCAACCGCCTTGTAGTATTCGTTCTGAAAATCGTCGTAGTATGAAGGCCTGTAAGGTGTCTGTCCGGCGAACACCGGAATAGTCTTACAATGGCAATAACTGTGATACTCGGTGTAGTAGTCTTCCGTCGTTAGTTCGGCAACCGCCGCTAAAGTCATACAGAACGAACACGCGCCGGCCGACGGAACTCTTTGATACCGTAATCCGTTAGGGTCGTTGTTTATGTTTTGTCGTATTGTTTCACGATTGACACCGTTTATGATGCGCTGGACGTGTCCGACTAACGTCGACTGAACCGCTTCATACGTACTGCCCTTTGTTTTTAGAGCCATAGCATAACCGATCGCCTTTTGGACTTCGGTCTCAACGGCGTATTCCGCCGCGTAAGCGGCGTAAGCCGCTTCCACGTTTGCCGCGTTTCTAGCCGTATCGTAATAGGTAGTCGCTAGTTGCCCGACCACCGTCGAATATACGCCGGTGATCGCCGGAAGGTTAGCGCGTAGTTCCGCTGCCATTACTGGTACCGGTTGCGTCTCTACTACGGTAATCAAATCTACGGTATCTGCTGCGGCTAACGCTACTGCTTGATCTATAGACTTTTGGTGATTACTCGCTAACAGTAGGTTCGGTATCATTCGTTACTGCTCTTCCGTTAGCCAACATAGTATCTACTACCGGCCTAACTGCGGTTGCTGCTTTAGCCGCTGCCGCTAGATTGCCGACAAGGTTAGTTGCCGCCGCTAGTTGCTTCTCTTTACGTAGGACTACCTTATCAGAGTCGCTTAGGCCGATACGGTTGTAAGTGATTTCCGAGTCTGGTAGGAATACGCCGGCTGAAACTAGTTTGACCGCTTCGTCTGCTGCTGCGGCGCGAGTTGGGGTGCTTGCGTCGCGCCAGATAGGGCGAACTGACATAATGTCGGTTGGGATAGATCCGTCGCGGACTAGTAGGGCAAGTTTAGCGACCTCTGACCAAGTGCGACCGAACTGGCGTTGGCGGCGTTCTGCTCGCTTCACTAGTCGGGCTTCCATTTGGCGGATAGCGTCTGCCGAGGCAGGGTTATCGGTTTGGAATCCGAGGTATGACGCTGGGATAGCAGTTTCAGCGGCCATTAGTTGAGCGTAAGAACGGATCTGCTCAAAGTAAGGTGCTGGGCTGTTAGCCGAGAACTGTCCGACCTGTGGCATTACTCCGTCGTCGTCGTTGTAAGGTACGCCTAATACGCGACCCTGAATAACTGACCAAGGGTTTAGTTTGTTGCCGTCGGAGTCGGTAAAAATAGATTCGTCTGCGCCTAGAATGAAGCGCTGTGGAGAGGAGTAGAACTCTCTTGCTACTTCGGCACCGAGTAGGGTTCGCATAGCCGAGTCTGTGTAAGAACGGACTGCGCGAGTAATCTCTGATCTACCGTGTTCGTCACCCGATCGTGGGTTGTTGATTAGCGGCGCGACCGGTACGCGGCCTAGATTGTGTAGGTCGCGGTAAGTTTCTACGAACTTGCCCATTACGCGTTCGAAGTAAACGGTCTGGTCCGGTAGGTATAGCGAACCGAAACGGATCTCGCCAACGTCGTCGGTGTCTACTAGTAGCGCACGTGAGATACGGCGTGTACGTAGATCGTATTCAGCCGTCATTTTCTTAGGCGATTCGATAGTGATAAGAGGGTCGGCTTCACCTTCCATACCCTTACCAACTACAACGAAACCAGTTCCGTAGATTAGTGCGTCTTTGTGGCCGAGGCTAGACTCTAGATCTAGTTCGTTAGCGCGGTAAATGTCGTTCAGGCCAAAGTTGTCGCCAATGTAGCCTTCAAAATCTAGGCGCTCTTCTAGAACGTCAACAGCAGTACCAGCCCAGCCAACAACAGAACTTACCAACTTTAGTGTTGGCGGAATACTGATGTTTAGATCCTTTAGACGCTGCTTACCTTCGTAGTAGTGAGACTTGACTTCGTTTCCGTAGTGGTGCTTCTCAAGTTTCTTTACGAGTCGCTGAATCAGACCGAGTTCATCGGGAGTTAGACTCATAGAACTATTGCCTTTCGGTTTTTAGGTTGGCGGTCTAGGACTGACTGCCTAGCGCCATTCGCTAACACAGCACAAGCCAGCAAGTCGATCTTGCGTGGCGAAGATTTCTTCTCTTTACGGAATGATCCGGCTTCCGTTGCTACGGCGTTTAGCACGTGGCGTTGTAATCTCGGATCTCCGTCGTGGCCTATTTCTTTTGCCACTAGATCGGCAATGAACTGTTGAGCCATTGGCGCGATACGGTGATTGGTTGGTGGGATACGCTCTACTTTACGTTTATGCGCTTGCGACCAAGTTAGCACGTCTGGTTCGTAGAACGAAGGATCGCACCAAAGCATTTCTACGCGGTAATCTTGGAACATTTGTTCGATCGCGGCGTTTACGTCGTCGCGGCTAACAACCCAGTCCGGATCGGAGAAGTCCGGTTCCCAAACTGCGAGAACCTTTAGCGTTCCGGTCTCTACGTCGATTGCTACAAGACCGGTAGCGTCTCCACTAACAGAACCGTCAAAACCAGCGCAGATACGAGCGCCCAGCGGAATAGTCTCTTCACGTTTCGCTTCCTGCCAATGGTGTGAGCTGATGAAGTCTTCACCTGCCATACGTACCCATTGATTGAGTCGGTATCTTTGGAAACCTGCGAAGCCAGCAGATCCAGCCGAGGCTATGGCTGCTTCGAAGTCGCCTTGATCCAGTAATCCCTCAGCAAGATTCGGATTGGCCACTCTCCAAGATTCTGGGTCAGTAGGGTCGGCTTCGTTGCCGGCTTCCCACCACCAGAACCCGAATTGTGGGTCGTCGATCTCTCCGGCAGCAACTTTCTTCCCATGCTCATATAATCTTCCGAGCAGGGTATCTGTATTGCCACCAGCGGTCGTGATTCCGACAACCAACGATTCTGGTCGGTCTGCGGAACCTTGCGTAAGGGCTTCCCATAGTTCGTCGCCTCGTTTATTGCCTGCCGATGAAGGCCAAGCGTGTAACTCGTCAGCAACGACCAAACTTGGTGCTAAACCGTGTGCGCGCATAGCGTCTGCGGACAAGGCTCGGTAGATCGAACCTGTTGCCGGATACTCTAGAGCGTCTCGGTAAACTTTGATAATTTTAGACAACGCTGGGTTGTCCATAACTTGTGAACGTGCCTCGCCGAACACGATCTTCGCCTGTTGGCGGTCGGCAGCAGCAGAATAAATCTGGCCACCTTGTTGTCCGCGAATTAGGTGTTCTAGCGCTAAGGCAGTTCCTAGCAAACTTTTACCGTTCTTCCTCGGAAGCCCGATAACAGCGCGGCGGTAACGAAGTAGGCCGGTGTCTGGGTTAGTTTCTAGCAACCGATCCATAAGCCAAGACTGCCAAGCGGTAAACTCTAGCGGCTCACCGGCTTTGAAACCACGCGAAGCCTTTAGCAATACTGCGGCGAAGTCTGTAATGTCTGGTCCGCGCGTATAGTCGGACTGTGACGGAACAAACCAAGCAGGTTGCCAGTCTGGGTGCGGCGGTCTAAGGGTAGTAATGATTACTCCTACTTACCTTCTACTGCTTTAGTCTCGTCTACTTGCTTAGGGGTGCGCTTACCGTATTGTTCCGGAACAGCACGTTCTAACCACCAAGCCGCAGCCTTCCAGTCGCCATTACGAGCGGCCTTCTGTACGAATGCTACGTTCTGTACGATCGCGTCGGCTCTAGCCTTCTTTAGCGTTTGCCAAAGTTCTAGATTCTGGGATTCTTCTGGGTTTGCTTCCGATCCGGCAAGGATCTTCTCCGCTTCGAACTTACCGCGCTCTAGGCCTCGGTAAACTTCCTGACTGCTAACGCCAGCGAAAGCACACGCGGTTTCTAGATCGCTACCGTTGCGTAGCGCCTGAATAAGTTGCTGAAGGTTCTCTACGTTCACAGTAGGCCTTTCAGTAATTCTTTAGCGACTTTACCGGCGTCGTGATTTAGTAAAATCGTTTCCGCCGCCACCTTATTGTAGTAAAAAGGTTTCGCGAATAGATCTACAAGTTCTTCAGCGGTACTAACCGCACCAGCAATAGCAGGTACGACTTCGTCTAGTTCTGGATCGCCGGTTATCCACTTCTTGTTGATAACTAGCGGTGTTCCTGCGTCGAAGGCTTCTAAGAACGAATACTGCGTTCCGCCACCGTCACCGGAGATTGAGGATAAGTCTACGGAAACTTCCGCTGCTGCTGCGAGCGCCACGCCGAACCACAAAGATTCTTTAGCCGACCAGCCGCCGTGATAATTACGAGTCCAAGACGGATCTACCTTGTCCAATTTTGTAAACGCGTAAAATCGGTTCAGCGTTCCGTGTATTTGGACTTGTTTATTTTCCGGCAGTAAATTATTCGCTTCCGCGATAATGTGTGTGCCTTTATCCCAGTCTACGCGGCTATAAGCAACCGCGTAATTGACGCGCTGTGGGCGCTTCTCAGGGCTTCGTAAGTAAGGGTGAGGTATAAGCGTATTTTCGATACCTTCGGCCTTCAGTTTGTCGCTGACGGCCTTACGGATAGTAATGATACGGTTGCCACTAAGTAGCGGAACGACATCTTTAGATAATTCCGTTGGATCGTGAATTACTAACGCCGCGCCAGTACCTAAAATACCAGCGGCGTATTCTCGCTTACTCGCACCTAACGCTGTAACGATCGTTGGCGTATTTTGAGCCAGATTTACTAGATCCGAGAACGTAATGTTCCAATACTGTAGGCCTCTACCAAAATCACGCGGAGATTTCTCCGATTTTTTAGCCACCTTGAAAAGAACCGGCGTATAACCGGCTTCCATAAGGCCATAAGCCAAATGTGCGGTGAAAGTGATCCAGCCGCCAGTAGTCGGGTCAGCCAAAATAGGTAAAGCAACAAGATTGCCAGCGGTCTTGGCGGTCATTTATCCCTTAGCGATTTTCGTGGAGCCAGAAGAGCGACCGGTCTTGATACGTTCACCGATTTGCTCTGCTGATGAGTCTACCATAGCGTTTTCACGCTCGGTACGCTTTCTACGCGCCTCGCCGACCTCTACTGCGTAAGTGTGGCAGTCTTTCATACCGCGCAACGCGTAAAACACGATTGAATAGCGGTATCCATCTTTAGAAGTAGCGTTCATCGGGGTTACACCGTGAACATACTTGTTTCCGTTGAACCAAAGCGCATAACCGTCGCGGCAGTTGATCGTAATACCGTATTCCGGCATTGTTAGGTGGCCACCCTTCATATTGCGACGCAATACAGGCATAGCCGACCAAGTTTCGAAGTTAGCGCGGTCGCGGTGGTAAGGCAACTGGCTACTAGAGTTGATAACACCCGAAGTCCAAAGTGAATCTTCGGTCATACGCCACTCCGGTAGCACCTGATCTACTACCTTTTGATCTTCTTCGTAGATTTCCGGCAAAGTTGCCTTCAAAAACTTACCGAGATCACTCGCAGCCGCGTTTAGTGTCATTTGCGCTTCAGGGTTATCCCAAGCAAGCGACGCAGGGCGGCAAGATTCGCGCTTCAGCACGACAGATCTAGCGGCCATTCCGAAAGTGCGGCTAAGATTACGCATACCGTTAGATCGTAGCGTTGTAGACATCGCTGTATCCAAAATTGACTTACGTAGTCGCTTTAGATCTCCCGGAAACGGTGCGTAAACCAAAATTGCTTCACCGGTCTCGCGATCGCGGTAAATACCGGCCTCGTTTACGTTAGGTTCGTTGTCTGTAACCATTTCGCCGATAGATTCGTTTGCGTCTCCGGCTGATTCTACGCGGTCGATAAAAAATTCTGGAAGCATTAGCCTAATTCTCCGCCGTTAGGTGCGATCGTGTCGTTCGCACGAGCCAATAAGTCAATTACGGCTTCGGTGTTAGATCCGATACCGTGTGTCTTGCGATAAAGGTTGAAGTTCTCGTTTACCCAAGCGTATTCGTCTGCTGGGAACTCTAGAACTACACCGCGAGTTGCGCGCTGGGCGTAGCGTTCCAAAAATTCGGCGTAAGTAGAATCTGCCTTGACCTGTGTCTCGGTATCTACCTTACCGTCGCCCTGTTTTGCTTTTTCTTCGACGGAAGCAGTAACGGAATCTTCGCCTTCCTGTAGAAGCGCGTTGAAGTCGTCAATGTCGTCGGTGGTGAAACCTGTTGCGGCTAATAGATCGCCGGCTTCGTCTAGGTTGTAAATCAAAGCCTCTACGTCCCAGTCACCTAACAAACCAACTCGGTTGTCAGCAACGGCGTAAGCGGCCGCAGTCTTGTCGTCGTCGTCTACCCAAACAACCGCGATCTTCTCCCAGCCTAGTTGCTTCGCTGCCGCTAGTTGGTGATTACCTGCTAGGACTTCGCCGAGAGGCTGTCCGTTATTTTCGCCGATCTTACGAGCAACGATTGGTTTACGCTGGCCGAAAGCAGCGTAAGATTTAGCAACCGCGTCAATGTCTCCGCGACGTGGGTTGTTTTCTAGAGAGCGTAGATTACCAACCGGAATCGCTAGGCTTTCGAGATCCTTCAAGATTTGTGTCATTAGTTTACCTGTCTCATTCGTTCGTTTCGTCTACGTTCAAGTTCGTCTAAGGCGTCTGCCTGACGAACCTCGCCAATTCCGAGCCTAGCACGATCACTCGGCGAGAAGCCAAGCGACGCGAGCCACGCGGTTTTCTGGGAACGAAGTTCTTTGAGTTGTGTAACGAATGGGTGCGACACGTAAGAGCCATTTGGTAGCACATAGTAGCGCGGCACTTCGCCGATCGCTAAAGCACGCCGGATCTGTTCTGACTCGTCGTGTGCTTGGCACAAAAGGGTAATGATCGAAGTATCGCTGGCTGGCGATAACCAAGTCTTACCGGCTGCCCATAACTGATTCCACATTTCCTCGCCGTCAACGCCTAGCGCCGGTGGGGTCGGAATGTCTGATACGGCTGGTAGGCCTTCTCCGACTGTTGGTGGATCAGGTAAAGGCCGGTGTCCGGGATTACCTAATGCTCGTTTGACCTCGGTCGGCTTTGCTGGCCTTCCGTTAGGTCTTCCTGTTGGTGTGGCCATGCGGCTCTCGTCTCTTATCCCTGCGGATTATTGCCCTGCGGCTCGGTTGTTATTGCTAGAAAATTATTTTGCTATACCCCTATCGGGT